GAGCTGATCATTCTACTTTCAAAACAGCTGCAACTGAGTTTTGGAAAAAGAAAGGTCAAACTCCTGTTACTAATTCAAACAATTCATCCAAGCAAATTATTTTAGACCCCCTTCTTAATGAACTTGATAGCAAAATTAAGTCTAATGAACAGCTTTTGAAAGAGATAAATGAGGCATTAGTTAAAGCTAAAGATGAACCCAATATTGTGATTCCAACGATGTTTGGTAATTTTGAGACTTCATATCATCCCTTTGGAGAAATTACTACAACTACCAACACCGTACCAACAAATGTTACCACTACTGACATACCTGTTGTTAACTTTGTAGATAGTAGAGCACCAATATACCCAACTACATTAGGAGATATGTTAGCAACTGATTTTGAAGAACAGGGTATGTTAGATATTGCTAAGGGAAAATTCGGATGGTGTCAAATGCAAGAAGGAAAGTGTACTTGTCACCCAAATGTTACGTTATTATCACAGCAACTTGTGAATAACATTTTGGGTTACACATCATCAAATAAATGTTATTATACTGTAAGACATGACTTTTGGAATCAAATTAGCACTAATTATTCAAAGGATTCATATGCTCAGGCAACGTTTTGGTATAACAATCTTATGACAGATGAAAATGCTTATTTTCAATGGAAAATATGGAAGAGTCAAAAAGATGATGGAAAAGGTGTCCTTTTTAACCTTAAAATTATCAAAACTTCCATAGAATCACATCGTTATAATGATAAACTTGAAGAGCAATTAAATGATTATTTCGGAGGTCCAGCAGCTATACGATTTAGGTCATATGGTTTGTTATCCGGAATTGTACCCGACGATTTTGCTAAGGCATTTCCTCTTGAACAACGTAAAATTATCTCCGCTCGTCTTTTTGGTAGCCCTAATCTTTGTAGAACTTATGATGAATTGGATACCATTGTTCGTAATAGAATGATGGGTATAGGAGATGAACATGTATTTACTGGAGGAATTGGAGGAATTGTTGAAGGACCTCTTCATGCATCTTGGCTTGATATTAGACGTTATATTTTGGAAAACGTTCCTGCTAATATGATTGAAGAAGTGGAAACATATCTTGTTCAATATACACTAACAGATCCTGTGTATTATGAACAAATAACATATTTGACCAAGGCACAGAAGTTTGATCTTCTTGCTAAAGTAGCTCTTATAGGTACAATTGTTATGGGTATAGTTTCTGCTTGTGTTTCCATTTTCTGTATATTTGGTCTTAATAAGACATCTTTCTTTACTGAACAGAGTAAAGATAAATATCAAGAGAAAATTACTAAAAGAGTTTATCGTAAACCACTTGTTCGTCGTAGACCTATTAAATTCCAGTTACAAAATGGAAGACCCAAATACGATGAAGCTAAAGTTAAAGATAGACTTCGACAATTTACTCCTGATGAACAAAAACTCTTAAATGAGTTTGAGGCGCAATCAACAGCCGATTCCCAGGCTGATTCTCTTATGGATTTGATTTATTCACATTGTCAATATTATGCTGAGTTTATTGGACCAAAAAGTACAGCTTGTGCATATGTGACTTTTTGGAAAGGTTCAATTTGTAGTGCTAATCATCATATTTTAGATAGTATAGGTTGTAGTTATTCTAACCCACCTACTATAACTTTAGGTCTTACTGGTGATACTACTAAAACTTACACTGTTTCAAAATGTGTAGGTTATCCTGATAGAGACGTAGTTTATTTTAGATTACATAATTGTCAACCATTTAGAGACATTACGTCTCATATGAGAGAAGCTCCTTTAGAAGTTAACTCGTCGTATCCTGTTAGATGCTCATATCATATGAAAAAGGAAGGCGAGGCTGAAACTTATAAGGAATTTCCAACTCCTGGAACTAGTATAAAAACTAGTGTTAATGTTGATAACTCTGGAATCGGAGGTAGTAGGAAATGGAAAGGTGTCTATATGGCCATGAATTGTGTAGGCATTTTAGGAGAATGTGGTCAAACGTATGTTCATTACAATACGCACGAAAAACAGAAAGTGCTCGGCATACATGGAGCATCTAATGGCGTAGATTCAGTAATATGCCCTGTTTTTAGATCTGACCTTTATCCTTTAGAACAAGGAACTAATTATATTGAG